CCCCTACTCTTATAGTAACATTATCGCCGGTCCCGGTGTAGATGTCAAATATCTTCCCCGTGCTTCCGTCTGAACTAAGAATATACCGGCCCGTGTTCGTTTCCTTTAGGTTTATCGCGAAAGCAATAGTAAAAGGCTGCGTTATGTCTAAAGTAGAGTTAGCAAGGTAAGAGCTTGTGCCGTTGAAGACCGTAGCAAATTTGCCCTTTTCGGTCATGGCTACATCTACCGCGCTGAAGTTGTGGCCGCCTGCTGAGAAGTCTAACCAGGCTTGTATATCGCTTGGGTCCTCAAAGCCGCCGCCTTCTTCTAATAGTAGTAACTCGGCCTTAGTAAACCGGGTGATATCGTAGGTAGTTAAAGAAGCGTTCTTAAGCGTGTTACGGCCGTCAGGTGCTAAGATGCGGGAACCCTCAGCAAGTACGCCGCTTATAGCTTGACTCTCTACGCTTAAAGTAGTATCGCCTACTAACGCATTTTCGCTCAGGGTAAACTCTGTTATAGTCCCATCGGTCTGGACCACTTGTATAATGTCCCCCGCAAAGCCCAGAGTAAAACGTAGGCCCTTAGACATTGGTATACTGGTAATAGTCCCGGACTGCTCTTGAATCGTTAGGCCGTTTATCGGCGTGCCTATTGGGTTAGGTGCTTCACCTACAATGCCGCCGCCTATACCTCCGGAAGCTCTAAAAATGTTATCAATTACGTCTAAGCTAACGTAATCATATTCATTTGTAGCCGTGTAGCTTGTACTACTCTGCTCAAGTTCGTAGCTCTCAGTCTCTATAAAATTGGTACTCGCTGTCAACCTTAGCCAGTTCCAAAGGTAATTTTTAGTAACCCCTACGGTAAAGGCTTTTATAGGGTCAAAGGTCCCAAAGTAGTTTAGATCAAATAGGCGCTTAGGCGTCTCCCGCAGTTGCATTGCAGTTATTACCAAATGCTCTAAAACGTCTTTGCTTGCAACCCCTACGCCGCGAATCTTCCAATTCTCAGAAGGAAACCAATCTGTATTATTAACGTCATATATTTCTATCTGTCCGTTACTCCCTCGGCTGTTTAGCTGGTCCCCTATAAATACGCTGTCTAACTCTTCCTCTACCGTGCTTTCCGTGTCTACGGTGTTCTCTACCGTGTAGGTGTAGCCATCAAAAGACTCAGTCCCTAAGCGTCCAGACATAAACGCTCGGAAGCCTCGGTTATCGAAGTAGCGGTCCCCATCTGCTACAGTTATAGTACCCAAAGAGACATTAGAATTTGTCTGCGTAGGGTCTTGCATTTCCTTAAACTCTACCTCGTACTTTATCTCTAACAGACCGCTTACCGGTATAGTGTCGGTCTTAAAGTCCGTTCCCGGAAATGCTTGTGTTGTTATCTCGTTTCCGCTCGCCGGTACTATGGCTAACACTTGACATACTTTAAGCCGTGCCGCTGTTGTACTCCATACGCTTATACCTACGTTTGGCCCTGGGACCATGTAGTACGTAGTAGCACTTCCGGTAAGCCTAACGGTAGCATAAGCCTCTAAATAGCAGTATTGAGTACTGGCTGTACTGTTTACAATCTTATGCCGCCGGGCTTGTAGTTGTAGAAACAAACCTGCCGTAGTGCTGCTGCCTACATTACCAAAGGCGCTATAAGTGTTTACTGAGCGAAGGAATATAAGGTCCGCGCTGTTGATTGCGTTTACATCATAGCGTATACTAAATTCCTTTACAGCGGGTAAATAGGTCCAGCTGCTTTCCGTTCCTATTCTGTTAGTTGTTCCGGTTCCGAGCAGTTGGAAATTTGTAGTCCAGCTATTGCCCGTTGAACTTATGCCGCTGGCCGCGCTCGGATCGCCTGACGAGTAGTTATAATCCCGCTCGTATACATTGTACCGGCTTGGGCTGTTGGCCACTTCGCCTATTTGCTCTATAACCCAAAGTCCATCCGCTAAGAATATACGCGCACCAAAGGCCCTTAGTATTGTGCCTAACAGCTCGTCTAAGGGTCTATATAGTTTCTCGCCGTCATTGTTAAAAGTGTAGTTAGTAAACTTCGCTTGTAAGCGGCTATACGCTAAAGTATCTAACCCTACCGGCGGCGTAGTCGTATACGTTCGGTCCTCGTACCAACGTACAGAAGTGCGTATAAAGTCGTCCGTGCTTGCCCAAAGCTGGCCACTATCTAAGCGCCGTAAGATCTCCGCTATAGCGTCCAGGATGTTAGAGTAATTAACTACTGGAACCTTTAAGCCCTTTAAACGAGCAAGGCCGCAAATAGCTTGTATTTCTACGGCCGCAGGGAATGACGTATAAGGGACCCGCATAAGGTCCTGAAGTATTGGCCCCTGCCAGTATAAAGAGCCATCCCTATAAAGACGAACGTAGAACCTTTGTTCCTGGGTGCTTGCTACGTCATCTATAAAACTTAAGTCCGCATCGTCCTCAGCCATGAAGCTAAAGACTACGCGGCTGCCCTTTAAAGGTTTTAGGAAGTCATCGCCCCGCCCTCCATACTCTAAGCTAAAGGCTTCCGGGCCAAGGCTGAGGCGCTTAAATTCTACAAGCTCGTTAAGCTCTAAAGGAAGGCAGCCTATACCTATGACCGTGCCGCCGTCCGCCGTTACGCGATCGCTGTAGCTTTCGTAGTCCGTATCTATTACCGAAAGAATCCAGGTATACTTTTCCTGGTCATCGGTAAACGTGGCTTTATACTTCTCGCTCATCGTACGCTCCGTCCTTCTTGCTGTCTTGCCCTATTGGTAGAGGTTACAAGGTTAGAACCCGATACAAAGAACTGGCCGAAGTTGCCGCCCATGCCTCCGCCCCCGCCGGGCGTACCTAAAAACAGACCTCTAAAAGTAGCGCCAAAGCCTACCCCGCTAATAGGCGCAAGGATTGCGGCTAATACGGTCGCTGTTGCCGCTGCGGATATAAGCTGTAGGATAAGGTTTTTTATAGCATTTCCGAATACCTCAGCGAAGTTCTCGCCGCTTATTAAGGCTGCATCGAAAGAGCTTTGCAATACGCCGCCAAACGTATTGCCCACGCTTGCGGCTAAGGCTAACGCCTCCGTAGTTTTTTCGACTGATTTAGTAATTTGATCCATTACGCCCTCTTCGCCTTCCATTCCTATTTCGGCCAAGTCGGTTAAGTCTATTTCCTTAAACTTCTCACCTTTTTTAAGACGATTAAAATACTTATCTAATTCATCATTAAGCTTCTTCGTTTGTAAGGCTTGATGAGCAGCAGCCATTGCCGCTTCCATTCTCTTTTTATTGGCGGCGTCCTCAGCTTGGTTTAGCTCAGTAAGTTCTACCATAGCTCGCCGTATAGCCTTTGCCTGCTCCAATAGTTGCAGAGTCGTTGAAGCGTGTACATCGTTACTATCTGAAGCAGTTTGCTCTAAATTATTGGCTGCCTTTTCCATAGCCTCCATAGCCGCTTCGCTACTGCCGTACTTCTCTACCAGGTCATCGAAGTTCTTTATATAACGCTCAAAGGTTGCTTGGCCCATTTGCTGGGCGTGTTGAATCTCAGCAAAACCTAATAAGCCCCCAGCTCTTATACTGGCCTCGGCCATAGTAGCTAAATCGCTCATGCCGTTAAAGACCACTGGTAAAAAGCTCTGCACATCGCTAAGGCTCACTAATAACGCATCGAAGCTATCGCCCATATTAGATATGGAACCGCCAAGCGTTTTACTTATCGCATTCATAGAGCCAGACACGCCTTCCGCATCGCCCAACGCTGTAATGTATTCACGAATAGCCCCAGCGGTTTTATCTACCGTAGTCGTAACCCCCTTAAAAGTAAAAGTTACCTGGTCCCCTTGCTGTGAGGCCCGTATACCAAACTCTTTGAGGCGCTCGAATTCCCCTACCTGAGCATCTATAATACCCTCGGCTAACTGGTCAAAACTTTTACCGGTAGATGCGGCCAAGTCTCCGAGCTGCCGCATTTCGTTTTCTGTAGGCTTAAAACCCTGATTAGTCAGCTTTACAAAGGCGTCTGTAAGCTCACGAACACTAAAAGGCGTTTTACTTGCGAACGCTTGAATGGAGGCCATAGCCCCTTCGGCAAGTGATCCACTACCGAGCGCAGTAGTTAAGACAGCTTGAAACTTCTGAAACTCTGAACCCAGCTCTATAATCTTACGCTCAAATTGAATAATAGCGCCAATAGCAAAAGCATTCTTTATAATGCTTGCTACTTTACCAAATCGGCCCTTAGCTACGCTTTCCGTCTTTTTGGCCGACTGTCCTACTTTGGTCTCTACACGCCGCAGGGCCAGCTCCAATTTATCCAGCTTGGCGCCTATCTCTACATTTAATTCGCCTATAGTATTAGCCATTCCGCATAAATTGTTTTAGCGCCTCTTTAGTCTCATTGTCTATGCCGTCCACCTGGCCCGCATCCATCGGCAGCTTAATAACGTCCTGAGGCGTTATACTATGCCCCTTGCTCGCTTGGATATTTACCATATAGCAAATACCCATCCTCCATCGGTGCCACTCCATTTCTTCGCGCCGTTGATGGCCTAACGCCCGGCGCATAAACTCCCGGTGCGTCATGGACTTAAATTCAGCCTCCCTTAGTACTAAGTCCCCGCAAGCGAGGTTTAGCAAGTCCTCCCAAGTTAGGCTACTGCCTCCCCCGTGTCCTCTTCCGTAGCTTTCGGTAGGGTGTTGATGGCCATAACAAGCACGTCAACGATAGCAGCAGGATTACTTTGTACATATCCTAAAGCGCTGTTTAAGTCGTGTTCTGGTGTATCCTTTGCATCATCGCAGTAAGCAAGGTGAGCCGCTAAATAGATAGCAGCAAACCCCTTCCAGTCCGATAGCTTAACCCGTGCGGCGGCTATTCGCTTGTCCTCTTCCGCCTCCCGGACCCTTTGGAAATATAAGAGCGCATCGCTTAGAGTTTTGTAGGTCTCGTCTACATACTCATGCCCCAGTATCTCGCCCAGGTGCAAGGATGCGCCGTTATTCCATAAGACTTTAGCTTGCGACATCGCGGACAATTGCGCCGGTGATTTGAAGAGTAGCCGTGCAAGTGCTTACCTCGTTCTTAGGACCGTCCCAATCCAAAGTAGAAACAAGGCAAGAACCCGTAAGAACCTCCGAACCAGTAGACGCATGACCGTAAACGTAAGCGGTAGAAGTACCCCCTTCCCAAGCATCGAAGATGTCCCCGAAGTTGGCTGAGCTTACATCCGGATCAAAAAGGAAAGTAGCCGAGATGGTCCCGCCCTTTTCACCGGCCAAGTAGTCTTTAGACCCGTTAGACTCATAGTTAGTTGCATCGATCATGTCAGCAGACAATGATACGTTAGAGGTAGTAACCCCTTTAAGAAATGTTCCTGCGCCAAATTCAAGGCGTATAAAACGGCCGTCTATTTTCGCCATTATGTAGAGTTTTTAGATGGTACAAAATTAGGCAGAAACAAAAAAGGGCCTCACCCCTGAGACCCTTCTAAACCTAAACCGTAACGATATGAAAAAGCTACGCGGCGAATGTATTAAATCTCTTCTACTCTTACAAGCCAGTCCAAAGTTACAGACCATTCGTACCGGCTATCTTGAACCTCAGGCAGTACATAGTTTACCGCTTCAAGTTGCTGAGTAACTATATTAAAGCCGGTTACGGTGATGCTGTCGAAGGTAGTAGGCTGCATAAGGTCCGCTACGGTGTCCCCGAAGTTATTTAGATCCTCGGCGCTTATGCTGGTCCGCTCGGCTACTATTGCACATTTAACGGATATAGCCACTTCATATATAAATTCATCCTGCGGCCCGGTCTCGTTTGTGTTAAGACCATATATAAAGATATAAGCCTTGTCCGCAAAGGTTGGGGTTTGGGAAGTGTAGGCAGGTATATAAGAACCCGTTAGGCTTGTATTGTCGCTGAAACAAGTACTTACAATTATGCTCCCGCCGTCATCTATGACCCGCTGGACGTAGTTAAGGTTATAGGCTCCCGCCAGTTCCGGGGCCAGTACCTTGTCCTTTAGTAGCGTATAAACCGCTTTAAGTATTTGCCCCTGCGCTAACTTCATGTAACAAATTTACGGCGGCCCGCGCCCCCTTGTCCATCCGTCCTACTATTTCCCGGTAGTCCTCGGCTCGTTCGTTCTGGTACTTCTTGAACTTCCAGATATTCGTCTCGCTCTTAATGTCCACAATAAACGGCCGTTCCTCTTCAAAGGTTTCCATCCATACCCCGGCGGCCTTAAATTGCTTTTCGCTCAGTAGGTCCAGCTGGTTATTCATAGCCTTGGGCCATATAGGGCCGTTCTCTAACACTTTATCCATAGCGGCGGCACTCCATAGCCTACCCGCTCCAAAACAGCTGTTTACGCTTGTATGGGTCATTGCCGTACTTACCGCCCTCTGGGTACTCGGTTCTATAAAGTAAACGGACCGGCATCCTACATACTGTACCCCTCTGCTTAGCGCCTCTTCGTAATAAATGTCTGCCTCTTCTATAAACACATCGTCTGAGCCTATTTGTAGGTAGTAGTCAAAGCGGCCTTGCATTATATTTAAAATAGCTTCCTGCTTATAGCTTAAAGGGTCATTCTCGGCGAATACAGACGCATAAGGATAGCCGTAATGGTTTACCACTTGCGTAAGGTCATCCGGAAGGGACCAGCCTACGCATAGCTCTAACTCTATGCCCATATTTCGCCACCTTATACGCATGGCCTTAAAGCTCTCTAAAGCAGCTCTAAGAACTAACGGACGGCCGTATAACGGCATCCATACCCCTACTTTCATCTAACGGACCTTAGTATGCGTTTAATCTCTTTCTTATAGCCTGGTATAACCTTCTTATAGGCCGGTCTTAGAAATGGCTGAGGCTTTGTACCTCTCTTTGCTATACTCTTCTGTACAGCATAGGCCGCGCCCTCGTCTCCTAACTTTCTCTTAGCCCATTGCTTTAAGGGTGCTATAGGCGCCCAATGTGGAACGCTCCCGAACTCTACAGCGGCCGCATACTTTAAGGCCGTTCCTACGATATAAGTAACCCGCGCAGCTTGGCCCCTGAGCCTTCTGCTAATCTTAACGGATCGCGCTTGCCGTTGTACTTGAATAGATGAACCTAACCGGCCCAGGTTGTGGGGTGCTTTACGTGCTGCTAACTGCTGAACCTCCAAGGCAGCGTACGCGGTTTCCTGCTCTATCTTCTTAGCCACTCGGCCGCCGTAGGCCGATAGGTCGCGCATGAGCTTGTCTATTTCGCGCTGGTCTACTTTGAACTCTATACGCACTACGCTTGCCGCTCTACTGCTTGGAAAGTTACAAAGGCCCTATCTGGCCCCTCCATGGCCGGACCGTCTACGCTCAGGCTTCTGCCTCTGTACTCTATTCTAAATACATCGCTGGGGAAGTCTGGGCCGTCTATATCTCCGGACCAATCCAAGCGGGAACGCATAGTAATTTCGTATCGGTTTACGTTCAGTACCCGCGCATCGTCCGCGTTCTTAGAACTGCCTAACCGCTTGACGTTCGCCCAGTCCGTAAAACTTACAGACTCTTTAGAACGAAAGCCGCCCATACTATCCGCCTGCGTTGTGTAGGCGTAGCACGTTACTTGCTCATTTAATAGCCCTGGATTCATAGGAACAGCTTAGTACGTTCCTTAGCCAGCAAGCTGTTTAGATCCGCCTTAAGGTTACTTACTATCGTACCCGTTACGCTTATACCTCTGTTTTGGTACAGCTCGGCGCATATCTTTAGAATAGCCTCTTTTACGTTCTCAGTAACGTAGGACAGTTGGGCCACATAATTAACCGTATAAGTAGAGTAAGCCGTAGGCGAAGGAATGCGAAGCCGCCCGCCGGTTAGTAGATAGTAATCCTCGTCTGCTGTTAGGGTAGTGTTTGCCCCTTCCAGGTCCTGACCTACTACGGAAGTAATAGAGCTTACCGGACCCATAGGAAGCACGTATCTAAGCTCGCCGGCGTCCATGTCTCGGTCATCGTCAAAGTCCCAAAGGATTGCCTGCATTCGGTTTTCATTCAAGCTCTGGCCTATGTAGGTCTCTACGTATCGCGTAGACGCCTCTAACTGCCTATCTATTAGGT